GCAGTGTCAGCACGTTCTTCAGCAGACTTTTCTCTAGACTTTTCTATTGCCATAGAGGAAGCTTCTTTAGATTTCTCACGAGCAAAAGCAGAAGATTCTCTAGATTCTTCTCTAGAAGTAGCACCAGCTTCGCCAATTAGTTTGCGTTTAGTGGCTTCTTTTTCGTGTTCTTTGGTGTTTTCTAATCTGTTTTCACCAATAATAGTTTGTTTATTTGTGTCCACAGCTATTGTTTGCATAGCATTTTTGCGGATACCAGCTAACATTAAATTATTAAGAACAGCTTTTTTCTCTGCATTAGAAAAGTTATTCCAGTTCTCTTGACCAATTTGAGAAATAACATCTTTTTGAGCTTTTTCTGGAAGACGACTAAAAGTATCACCAATTTTATCTTCTGCTACGCTACTAAGAACAGCCACAGCTTTTGAAAGCTCTCGCTCATTGTTGTCCAAAGTTTTAGCTTCATCAGCAATTTTTTTAGAATCGTAAATTGTTGCACTATTAAAAGCTTTTTGTGCATCTTCAAATTTACCTGCTTGCATTAAAGCAAGACCAGTCATCCTAGAAACATCTCCAAAACGATTTTCATCTACAGCAGATTGCATTTCAGGAGACTGGTATATCCTAGCAAGTTTGTCTCTAGAATCTCTATCAGCTTGTATGCCAATTTCTGAGATTGTGTTAGCAAGTTTACTACGCTGAACATTAGCTTGTTCTTGTTGTAGCTTGAGCTGTTGCTCTTGCATCTTGTTAGCTTCAACTTGCTGAACATTAGGCATTGCAGCCATGTTCTGTTGAAGCTGTAAAGCAGCATTGCTACCAGCAGCTACATCGGACATTAAGAGTGGCATATTATTTCCTTATCCACCAATGTAGCCAGTGAAGTCCATACCAGCAGTAGGTGCGCTACTTCCACCAGCCATAGATGACATACCACCGCCTACCATAGAAGCGTTACCAGCATTAGCTGCTTGCATACCTAATACTTGTGCTCCAGTAGGATTGGTGTACATGTTATTAGTACCAAACAAACCTGAAGTACCAAGAGTACCCATACCTTGACCAAGAGCTTGCCAACCAGCTTGTTGTTGTTGCATACCAAGTTGAGCTGCAGCAGCAGGATTAAACCCAACACCAGCACCACCAGACAACTGACTCATGTAGTTGTTCATAAAGGCAGAGTATTGATTTTGTCCAAGGTTTTGCAGAGCAGCAGCTTCATTACCCGAGTACAACATACCAGAGCTAGCAGCACTGGCTTTGTTAGCAGCTAGAGCAGGATCTAACACACCTTGTTGGAACTGGGTGTATCCAGGCATTTGTTGGATGTTAGGGTTTTGTCCAGGCTGTAAATAGCCAGCATACATACCAGCTAATTGAGCTTGATACGGAGCCATTGGATTAGCTACATTAGTAGTACTAGAACCACCAGTTAAAGCACCCCCAGTAAGGGAGTTAATACCACTTGCAATACCTATAACAGAACCAATCATGGCTAATGGCATGTCAGACTCCTACTTCATTAAACGATTTAACAAGCTCTAAAGATTCTTTAGCTTGTTCATTGGACACTTGATCATCAGCCCAAAGACATAGCCACACAACATCTGTTACAGCAGCAACAGTGTGAGTACTATCTTTGGGAATACTAACTATCTGATACCCAGTTAAACGGGTAGTTACATTGTTGATAGTCACGTCAGCAGTACCAGAAACTAGTACTGAGAGATGAGCATGTTTGTGTTCGTGAGTGCCAATAAAGTAACCAGCATCAATCTTTGTTTCTACAACAAAAACTTTACCGCTCTCTTCATCACCACCAAAAAATTGTATATCCATGATTATCTCTTATATTGAGGATTACCGCCAACACCTTGCTCTTGATCCATTTCACCTATGCGAAAATCAATCTCAGCAACATCTAAGCGAAGAGGTACGTTGTCTGTACACAAGAACTGCCAAGACCTACGACGATCAGCACCACTCAAATACACTTGAGAACGAGCTGCATTTAGATTAACAGGACGAGGTACAGAGTAACTAACGTAGTCATTACCTGAATGACTAATGTACATAGTACCAGGTACCTTATCACCAACTATTTCTAAACGACCATAGAACTTACGTTTAGTAGTTCCGTTGTCCATGATATTAGTAACAGACCTACAGTAGATAGGTTGTCCGTTATCTTGATAGACTTCAGTATTCAACTGATACAAAATAGCCCTATCGTCATCTAAGCAGTAGGGGATGTTATTTAACTCAGCATAGAACGTAGGACGAAAATACATCTCATAGTACGTACCTGGGTTAGGTTGATCGTTAGATGCCATAGCCCATTGAGTCCATGTGTACCACATCTTCTCATCAATGTCGTACACAAGAGTTTTGTTTGAATCAATAAGAGTTAGGACATAGAACGTATGACCACTAGTCTTGTAGCAATAGGCACGTACGTTAGCTAAGTCATCAGCTTCTAAGTGACGATCAATGTGGCTAGTAGATACTTTAACAGGAGCAACACCATCCATGATGTACACAGACTTACCGTACGTACGAGTAGTACCAACCCACAGTACCGTGTTACTAGTAGCAACAATACTATCCCCGTTAGCACAACCAATTTCATTGGTATAGCTAGGAGCTAGGGCAAGAGGAGAACCAGGATAGTTACCAGCATCGTAGAAGAACTGCGTACTAGTAGCACCAAAGGCTATGAGGTAGTTCAAATGTTTAGCAATACCAACTAAGGTATCTGTAGTCTGTTCAAAGCTTAAGAAGCTAAGAGCGTTCCAAGACTTAGGATCACCAAGGTTGCAGTTGTAGATGCGGTTATTAGTTGTACCTATAAACACATAGTTGTCTAGGAACACAGCACCAGATACAAACGGACCACTAGGAAACGAGTTAAGAGCTGGAGTTAACACAGCTCCGTTACCTAAATCTTGAATAGTAACCGTACCAGATACGTCAGCAACGTTAGCAATGTTTAACGTAAGGGTTGTACCGTTAATGCTAGTGATGTAAGCGTTAGGAGCCACACCAGTACCTGTAACGTACATACCTGTATATACACCTGTAGCACTAGATACCGTGATCTCATAGAACCCATTAGAGCCTGTAGCAGTAGGTGTTTGAGTAGCAGGAAGGTTAACTGTACAAGTACCAGCAGAGCTAAGACCACTACCAGGGTTAGTCAGGGTTACAGTACTAATAAGCCCGTTAGTAACAGTGGCGGTAGCAGCAGCGCCACTAGCAGAAAGGCTAAGGGTAATACCACTGCTGTAATTAAGCCCAGGATTGTCAATGCTAATATTGACAAGGTAGGTATTACCAATAGCATTAAAAGAGCCGCCTTGAGTAAGTAGATAACCGTTGACTTTGTTTTGGATAAATAAGTAAGAGTCAAGGAATGTCCTTACAAAGTAGCTTTGACTAGTAGATGCAGACGTAGTACCAATGGTACTCACAGACGGAGTACTAGGATTAATCTGATACACCGTGTTATTAATAACACCAACCAAGTTACCGTTGTATGGAGTTAACCCCTGTGCTTGGGTGTAAGCAGGTGGAGTTACGGGTGTTACTTGAGTAACGTATTGCAACCCAGGACGTTTAACCCAATCACGCTTACCACCACTGCTATCAAAGAAAACGTTAGCAGAGTACGAGTCAGTAGCAAAAGACCCGTTACGACTTTCAATAGGTTGGGTAAGAGCAATACGTTCGGTAGTCATGCTTACCGTCCGTAAGAGTTAGTGTTGGTAGACCTAAACTCAGGCATAAAGAAAGTACTAGAAGCTTCAACGTCCCAATCAGACAGCTTTTCTTTGTACATAGCAGCACGTTGCATAATTTCTTGGCGGTAGTTCATAGGAACACCGTACTGCATAGACAACTCATCAGCTAGTCCCCAGACCAAATAGTTTTGCCATTCAATAGGGAAGTCAGGAGTATCAGTAGACGTACCAGTGTTTAAGGTAACGTCATTGATAGGCATCTGAGCAATTACGTGCAACTGAATGTTAGTTTGCGAGTTAAGGTCAGGAGTCAAGTACACATACAACACACCATAAGTACTACGTGGATCGTAGAACAAAGTGTTAGCAGTACCAGTAGAGAACTTAGATCCCAATACGTTGTACTCTTGTTTAGATACAAGTAATACAGGTGTATCAATAGGAGGAGACACTTG